CAGCACCAAAAAGGCATAATATGTTTGAAATTTGGGATGGTGAACTGTTCTTGTATGCTGTGGATACTGAGTACGAAGCTGCTGAACAAGCTGCGGCAGGATTTGAAATTCGGCAGGTACAGCAATGAGTACTCAACTGCAAATGCTTATGAATCAAGCAGGCACCGATGTCAGCGGAAAATGGATGAATACTAGTCATGCTGCTAAATTTGCAGAGTTAATTGTGGCAGAATGCATTTGGGCATTCGGGCAAACCAGACAAGAACCCAGCTTACAAAAGTATGTACTGCAACGACTGGGAATTGAACAGCATGACAGTGCCTCGTGAACGTACCAACGCAGTGATTTTTACCGAGAGCTTTTTGAAAAGTCTCACGGATTCCAAAGCAACACCACGAGTGCCTCGTGCTGTACGACAGCAGGCCAGGCATTTGTTGCGTCACTATCCTTCCCAATGGGAAATGGAGGCCATTGCTGCTCGTGAAGATGGTGAATTGCAACCGGTACAAATGAAAATATTTGGCAAAGGATTTTCATAATCTTTTGCATTGAGTTATCCCGGGCATCGGTTGGCTCCGGCCCAGGATATTCAACAGGTACTCTCAAAACAGTACCTGTTTTTTTTAACTTCTCACAACAATAAGTATATACTAGCATAATGAAACATCTTGTTATTGTGTTAGGGCCGGTGGACCCATTGACACTTCAATTTCGAATTCGCAACACCCCACTGGCCAAATTGTGGGTTGATAGAATGCAGGCTCGAGGAGAGTATTCTTTGGACCATCCCAAAAGATTTTACAGTTTTGATGCCCCAGAGCAAGAGCAGACGCGAGCAGTTGATATAATTCAACGATGTATCACAACAATTAATGCTCATTTGCCAATCATCACACGGCCATTTGAATACACGCAGGATTGTTTGAACTATCTGCACAATATATTTGAAAAATATCACGGACTATTAGATCAACAAAATACTCAATACTGGAACACCGCGCCGCTAGAAGTACAGCAGGCGCTGGCAGAATTAAACATAGCAGTTCATAGATGCGAAACAGCATTGTTCCGGGGCAATCCTCGATTGGTATGTACTTGGTTTGGTATGCCCAAGACTGAAAGATTAAACACTGAATTGCAACAAAAATACGGCACCTCTGAAATTACATTTGGTACAGTATATTTGAATTACTGTGAGATTGGTAAAACTGTAGAAGATCTAGCACACGACAATGATAAGTACATTGCTGAAGAAGCATTCAAACCGTTTGATCATTACAGTGCTGATTTTAATGTTCAATTTGGCAATCGCAGCCTACTCAACAAGTATGCCGATGTTGACAATTATATTCGTCAGCATCAAGACTTTTTTCTTGCACACGGCATAAAAAATGTGTATAATATAAAAGCACGCCCCTTACGTTTTCCTGTAGCCGATATAGATTACAGTGGCAACAAAAAAGATTTACTAGAAAAGATTGCACAACGACAGCATGTGCAACAAGTTACCATACAATGAAACAAGCAACAATAGTAATTAAAGACGAAGTAAACATCAAGATTGAAGGCCTAGACCCTGACGTTCGTCGTGCGTTAGTCAATGCTTTCAAATATGATATTCCTGGTGCCAGATATTTGCCCGCAGTGCGACTGGGCAGATGGGACGGCAAGGTCAGTTACTTTCAATTGGGCGGCAGTACCTATGTAAACTTGTTGCCCGAGATTGTGCCCATACTGGAAAAGTTCAATTATGATATTGAACTAGACGACCAACGCACATACTCAACTACATTTGATTTTGACCATATCAAAGAAGATTCGTTTGCCCATAAATCATGGCCCAAGACACATCCAATGGCCGGACAACCTGTAGTGTTGCGTGACTATCAGGTTGAGATTATCAACGCTTTCCTTGGCAATCCGCAATGCATCCAGGAAGTGGCCACAGGTGCAGGCAAAACATTGATGACAGCAGCGTTAAGTTTGAGCATAGAACCGTATGGTCGCAGTATTGTTATTGTGCCCAACAAAAGTTTAGTAACACAAACCGAAGCAGACTATGTAAATTTAGGTCTGGATGTGGGTGTTTACTTTGGCGACCGTAAAGAGATTGGACGAACACACACCATCTGCACTTGGCAAAGTTTGAATGTGTTGATGAAAAATACCAAGGCTGGCGCAGCAGACATCACCATACAAGACTTCATTGAAGATGTGGTATGTGTCATGGTGGACGAAGTACACATGGCCAAGGCCGATGCTCTCAAAACCTTGCTGACCGGCGTCATGTCTAGAGTGCCAATTCGGTGGGGATTGACTGGAACTGTACCCAAAGAGCCATTTGAGTTTCAAGCACTGAAGTGCAGCTTGGGTCCGGTTATCAATCAACTCAGTGCCAGCGAACTACAAGATCGCGGTGTGTTGGCACAGTGCCATGTGAACATTGTGCAGTTGGTTGATCATGCAGAGTTCTCAAACTATCAAAGTGAGTTGAAGTTTTTATTAGAAGATCCAGATAGACTTTCAGCCATCGCTGGATTGGTCACGCAGGTCAACAACACTGGGAACACTTTGGTATTGGTGGATCGTGTGGCTGCAGGCCATGCGCTGGTTGAACTACTGGGCGAGAAGGCAGTGTTTGTGTCGGGCGCAACCAAAGGAACAAAGAGGCAGGAAGAATATGACGAAATTGCAACAAGTACTGGCAAGATTATTGTGGCGACTTATGGTGTGGCCGCTGTGGGTATTAATATCCCCAGGATTTTTAATTTGGTTCTTGTGGAACCCGGAAAGAGCTTTGTCCGCGTTATCCAATCAATTGGACGAGGTATTAGAAAAGCGGAAGACAAGGACCACGTCCAAATCTGGGATGTAACCAGTACTTGTAAGTTTGCCAAGCGCCATTTAACCAAACGAAAAGTATTTTACAAGGATGCTAAATACAACTTCTCACAAGAAAAATTAGAATGGAAATAAAGGTTGTTATTTTTAATAAACCTGCTATAATAACAACATGCGAATTCTACAACTAGACACAAACACATTCTTCGATCTTGATCATCTTCCAGAAGAAGTTGATGACATGAGATTTGCCATATTTGACAACAGTGATCCCAGAGATCCTGACTATCATTATATTCCATTGATTTTTCTTGAAAGTTTTAATGCTCCTGCACTGGTATTAAAAATTGGCGAACATAAGATACGCATGCCCATGGACTGGCAAGTGCTGATCGGCGAACCCGATGTAGGCGATCTTGAAGTGTTGCCACTAACCAGTATTAACGATCGTGGTTTCAAGGTATTCGAATTCAATCCACTTTCGAGTTTTAGGCCAAGTTTTCCCACCATTGAAATTGTAGATGTGTATCACGAAGTGGCATGGTATGCCCCCAAGCTGAAGAATGGACAGATGTTGTGTGTTCCCATCTCAGACGGTCCCAAGCCAGAGTGCGTTTACTTTGTCAAAGACATCAGCCGTAACTGTGAAATTGTTGACTATTCACGAGCGTGGTAATGAGCGATAAATTAAACATTGGCAACGAGATGCGACAGTTTGATCTCAAGAATCGCAATTTCTACGCAGAACTCACTGACGAAGAACGCAAAAAATTCTCACCATTCCTGATGATCAGATGGGGCAGTGCTGTAGAAGGTTCTCGAGAACTGCAAGAGTTCTATCTCATTGCTACCAATGAAAGATTCAACAAACACTTCTTTACACTGAGCCGGCATCCAGAACTACAGTGGCTCTGTGCAACAACAGTTAGTCCTGACATGGGCACACCGAGACACAACTGGATTGCTCCCAAAAAGAAAGAACCCGGTGCCAGCAGCATTCGTAAACAGTTGGCAGAAATATATCCAGACATGAAAGATGATGACATTGCTGTGCTGGCGTCGATCACCAGCAAAAAACAAATTGACGAGCACTACAAGTTGATGGGCCAAGAAACTAAAAAATGAAATACACATGCCAGTTTTGTAAAAAAGATTTTGTTAAAGAAACAAGTCTAACTGTACATAGCTGTGAGCCACGCAAGCGCAGACAAGA